TTGTCCTGAACCGTCTGTACCAATAGTAGTACCTGCGTTTGAGAACATATTTGATAATACGTTTTGGTCATATGAGTTTTTAAGAGCATATGCACCAGAAGAAGTTGCAACACTTTCAAAGTTAATGTGAGAGTGTCTCTCTTCGATGTCGTCTACTTTAAATGCAAACGCACTAGCTTGGTCAACAACCAAAGTAATTTGGTCATCAGTTAAGTCTTGTGGGTTTACAACTGAACCTCTTGTGTAAGACTGTACGCTTACTACAGGTTCTTTGATAATTTTCACAGTGTCGCCAAAATTTTCAATCTCTCCAGCATAATCTGTATTTGTGATATCCTCAACAACAGACGCTCTTCTGAAGAACTTTTGAACTTTTTGACTATATATCTGTGGGATAAAATTATCGTTTGGCAAGTTTCCGTAACCGGAACTTCTTGATACTGCCATGTTATTTACCTCCTAAGGTTATGTTTATATATAGTTAATTAAGCGGTGATTCTTCCTTCTCTTTTAGCAAGGTCAATTTCACTTTCTAACTTATCAAACTCATGAGGTTTAAGTTTAGAGATTTCTTTTAGACTCCAGACTTTCTTTTCTTTCATCTTATTTTCATCTCCTACTCTTGTTTTGGTTACAGCTTTTGCTGCTTCCATTTTAGCTTCCGCACTAGATACTTTTGCTTTTTTAGATAAACCTCTGTCCATCTTATATAAATCAATTGCTCTAGCAGCAAGTTTGGCATTATCAAAATTATTGTATAACCAATTTTTAATCATGCTATCTTGCTCTTCTGCCCACTCATGAAAATCATCATCAGCTTTAATGTCATAAAAATCAGGATGTAATTTTAATAATTCCACCTCTGCTTTTTCTCTTGCTAAATTTAGTTGAGCATTTTTAATCTCTTCTAGTTTAGCTTCGACAGCTTTTGATTTTTCATCGGCTTCCTCATATGCTAATGTTTTCATAACATCATACATTTCAGGATTCTCTTTTCTCCAATCATCTAATTCTTCCTTAGACATTTGGGGAAGGTAGGCTTTTTTGGTTGCTTCCTCGACTTGTTTTTTAAGTCTTAAAAGTTCATCCTTGTGCTTTGAGATAGTTGAATCGTGGTGGCGTTTAAGGTCGTCATAGCGTTTCTTAAATACCTTATCTTCAGCACTTGCAGGGCGTTGTTCTTCAGGAGTAGCCTTAGAATTTTCTTCGGTGTCCTTGTCAACGGTAGCTGCACTCTGTTCATTATTGGGTTCATCATCTTTCCAAACATCCTCACGGTCTTTGTTTTTGTAAGGTTTTGGACTTCCTAATGATTCAGACTTAGTCTCAACGGGTGTTGATTCTTTGCCTTCCTCAATAACTTCAGTTTGCTTTTCTTCTTCGTTCATGAATAACTCCTTTAAGTTACGAGGGCTGCGAACGGTAACAGGTAGCTCTTATTTTGTCGTAAAAAATAAGGGGGCTAGGTTATCCTAGGTAGCCCTTTTCAACACTAGAGAAATTCTAGTGCTTTCCTACGTTAGTAGAAACTTTTTATTTTCCTTTTGTAGCTAGTGAGCCATATTTCTTTTTGGCTGAACTTAGTTTTTGTGCTACAGATTTGTTAACTAATCCACTTCTAGTTCCACTACCACTAGAGGAAGAAGATTTATTGCTCCCACCACTAGATGATGTTTTTGTAGTATCTGTTTTTGTAGATGTACTTGTTTTTGTTGGTGTTGTTCCTTGATAGACTCCACCATAACTAGAAGGATACTGTGTTCCATCTTCTGTAGGCTCTGCTATATCTCCTGCACCAGAATAAGCTGATGCTCGGTTTAATAGAGCAGTTTTAACTTGTGGGTCTCTTGCTTGTTTAGCTTCTTCAATTAAAGCATTAAAAGTATTTTTCATAGATTCTGACTGCTGTCGCTGTTCTTCTTTTTTAGGTGATACTATTTCTCTTGTATCTATACCTGATGGCTGTTCCTCAGTAGTTTTTTCTTCTGCTGCTCGTAATTGATTTAATGTAGTTGTATATGCTTCTTTAAATTCATCATTATATTTTTTAAGTCCAAATAAACCTGTAGCTTCTAAATCTAATTCTTCACCGCCTTGTTGGAATGTTATTAAAGCTGCTGCTGCACCTCTAGTTCCAAAATCAATAGCTTGATTAATAATATTTTTCATATTGTCATTATCGGAGAGTATAGCCATATCAGATATAAATTTAGTAGCTTCTTCTTTACCTAACTTTCCTAATTCTTCTATTAGATAATCATTGCGTCTTCTATAAGTACCTGATTCATCTCTATAGCCACCTGTTAATTTATTAGCTAAGTTAGAAACATTTTTGGTGTAGGCATCCATTTTATCTCTATCAATAGTAAATTCATAAGTACCTGTTGTTTTATCTACTTCATTACCTTCAATGATACCTGCAAAACGTAATTTATTAAGTGTGTTTTCTATAATATCTTTTTCGGCTACTTTTAATACACCACCTAATATAGAAGGTAATCCATAACCACCTGCTTCATCTATTTGGTCAAAATTAACAGTTAGTTTATCACCTTCTTGATTTAATATACCTCGTGTAGAGTAATAGAGATTTTGTTCTGTACCCGGAGTAAATATATTAGACATTGTTTTAGAAAAAGTCATTGGGTCTTGACCCGGACCAAATCTTTCCATGTCTTCTCTTCTACGTCTTTCTCCTGCACTTTCACCTCTATCAGGTTGAGGTATTAAAGGTTCTGCCGGTTGAGTAACTTGTGCTGTAGGTTCTTCTGCTGTAGGTATTTCAGGAATGGTAACATCAGTAGGTAATTTAACTTCAGTAGGCTGTGGTGGTATAAACATTTTAGAAGGTTTTACAGGCTCATAAGATTGCTCCCATGCCCCTGACTCTTCATTAAAATTTAATTTTAATTTACCTTGCGAATATAGACCTAGGTCTTTTTGTTGACCTGCTTCTGCTGCTAATACTTCTGATGTTTTAGTTTCTGCCATTTTATTTATTGTTCACCTGTTCCTTGAGTGCCAGTATTTGGCGAAGAGAATTGAGCTTCCCCTGCAGTCGGAACACTTCCAACTCCAATGTTGCCACCTCCAACGCCCGTTGCGTCAAGTGGATTTGCTCCTGTAGGTACTCCTCCAGCACTTCCCATGCCGGGGACTCCACCAACATTCCCAGTTGCTTGAGTTTCATTTTGTCCTCCCATCATTTTCATATACAATGCTGCTTTCTCTGGGTCATTAATAACTTGGTCAGGGTCAATATCCATCGACTTAGCAATCTCTTTCAATATAGTATGAAACTTAACGAAAGGTGCTAAAGAAGGATTAGATGCTACCTGCATAAATGTCATTAATCTTTGTGACCTTACTTCTTTCTGCATTAATGATGATGTGCCTCTTGCTTTAATAACTAAATCTCCTCTAATCTTTTTTGCATCTTTATTAAATTGCATATTCCAAGAAAATAAAGATTCACCTAAAGGTCTTAGTAAATAATCATCAATATTTTTTATAACTGTTTTAATATTCAAAGCTGCAGCCCCTAATAACATTGACATACCTGCTGCAGTTCTAGTTGTTGATTGTATTCCTGTCTGACCGTGTGAGTAAGAAGGGATACCTGTTGATTCATCAGCTAGCTGTCTAAACTTATCAAACATCATAAGATTTTCATTTGCAGTATTAGGGAATTTTAAACCATGAATTGCTTGACCTGTTTGACCACTTTGTCTTCTAAATATTTTTCCGGGATACACTGACATATCTTGTCCGGGTACTAACATTGTTTCATCAACGTCAAATACTAAATTACCTGCCAAAGCTAAGTTATCAATTGCCATACGAGCATGACCATTCATAATCTGCTGAGAGTCTTCCATATTTTCTGGAATACCTACACCAAAGAATTGATAAGGATTAATCTCATAAGGACAAACCATGTAAGGTAATCTTGATGGAGTAAATGGATTTAATACTAAACGTAAGATATGTCCATTGCATACCCATGCATTAATATCTACTTCATTTAAAACATCTACCTCATCAGGGTCTACATCTAAACCTGCTTCTTTAGCAAGGTCAGCATCCATTTTACCCCAGTACTCAAATACCTCAAATCTATCTTGTTCATAATCTGCTTGATTCTCTCTATCATATAAAGCTGTTTCATAGCTACGTGCTTGGTAGTTTGAACCTTCTTTAATACAATTTCTGATAGCACTTTCTCTAAAGAAAGGTCTATTAAGTAAATCACGCATATCGGAAGCTGTTAACTTATGTCGTTGGATGACATAGTTACAATCTTCAATAGATGTTGCATTAGGGTCTTGATAGAAATCCCAACAGCTAACTGCTTCTACTTTTGGAGTTAGTTTTGTTTTAGGATTATAAAATAACTCATCGCTATCTTCATCTCTATCCCAACTATGTAATTTCTTTTCATAGTTAAATGGACCTTTTAAAATTCCTGTACCTAACAAAGTCATCTCAAAGATAATATGTCGTAGTACAGTAGAAGCTAAGGATTCATCTAACTGGTCATGAATCACTTTCTCCATATTTTCGGCTGCACCTTTTGCCGGCTCTAATTGAGGCATCGACTTTAGGTCAGGTGCTGGACCATCTTCAAACGGTAACGAACCATACTCATCTTTTAAGCCACCTAAAATTTCATTAATGGTTGTACCCGGTTTTATTTCTTTACCATCACCGGGGAATCCATAAGGACTTTCAGGTTGCTTAGGCTGTTGCTGCCCTTCAGGTTTTAAATGTGCATATTTAGAAATACCATCAGGTATAGTGGTTGGTTCTATACCAATAGGAAACTTTCCTTGAGAAAATAAAACTTCAATTATTTGACCATAAGCAGCGAGAACTTTTGTTTTTGTTATCTTAACAAATACTTTAGACTTTTCGTTTTCACGAAATGCTAAATCAGGACCATAGATTCCTCTATAGTTCCTGTATGCTCTTAACCATCTTTTTTCGTCAAATAAACGTGCGTCTTCTGATACTTTAAATTTCTCTTGAATTAATGCACCTAAACCATGTATCTCTTGTTCTTCCTCAGTAAGAGATTGGGTAGCATCTGTGCCTGTATCTATATCGTTCGTTATATTCATTAAATATTATTCGCCAAGGTCACCTTGAGAATATTTTTTAAGTAAAGAACCATCTAAAGCTTCTTTTGATGTTTTAGGATATGCAACATTACCTTCTGCATAAGCATCAGCAGGAAATGCACCACCCTGTGTTAATAGACTGTTTTTAACAGCACCATCAGCAGCAGCAGATAATTCACCCTGTTTATAGGTTTTACCTAATTCGGATTGAACTTTCATGTTCATCTTACTTCTTTTCATCATTCTTTTTTTCCTCCTCTATTTTATTTTTAATAAAGTTTATTAGCCACGGGTTATCTCGAAAAACTGTTGTTATTCCATTCGCTATTGTGTTTACAACACGTTCTTCTTTATCATCAAGTTCTGATTCTAATCCCCATTGATACACAATACCGTGGAGTATTTCGTGTATAAGAGTATTAGCTTGTGATATGCTATCTTCCTCAGACGACATACAAATAATGCCTTCTTTAGAAAGAAACTGTCCATAGGATTCTGTTTGTTTATTCCAGACTCTATCATTTTTTTCAATAGAGTAAGTTCTATATCCTATTTTAATTTTATCTTTAATATCCAAAGCCTTCATCTACTGGTTTAAATTTATGTTCTCTTGATAATGGTGAATGAGTTTGTAAGCTATGAGGATGGGCAGGTCTGCTCATACATCCATATCTTAAAGCATCATAAGCATGGTCTTCTGCTTTTGTATCCACGTCTTCACTATTATTTTTATCTAGTGGAAGCATTGGTAAAGTTCTTAATAAGTTCTTACAGTTACTAAGAATATACAAATTTGGTTCACCTGTATCTTCATTTATTTTTAATCGTTTATGGATTTCTATTTTACCATTAACACGACTTCGAGGGCTTCTATCAGAGGGTCTCCATCGGCAACCTTCTTTAATCATTGTTTCTGCAATGCTAGGACCAATGTCCCCTCTGTTAGCCCAAGTAGAAGAGTCCAGTATACCATAGCGAATGTATTCACCGTATTCTAAATCTAAAACTTGTCTTGCAAATTCGTCAGCAGTAATTCTCTGTGTATATAATTCTCGATAAACATACATCACATTATCATGGTCTACTGCAAACCATAAGCAACAAGCAGGTGAACTATATCCCCAGTCTGCTGCTCTAAATCTCATCCAGTTATTAGGAATATCAAAATTTTCTAGTACATGAATTTCTCTATTAAATTCTGGAAAACTAGAATCTTCATAAGCATCCCAATCACCTTCCAAAAACTGTTTACGTTGTACCTCAGGTAAAGAAGAAAGCATAATAAGATAATCATCTGTTTGCATTAGATAAGGATTATCTTGTAACTTTGCAGGGATAAATCTTCTTGTAATAGATTTTGTTCCTGCCATTGTAGGTATTTCTACATTAAAGGGTTTGTTAGGTTCTCCGGGTTCAACAAACATTTTCTTTACCCAATGTGAACCTACGTTTCCGGGGTTACCTGTTGCTCTGATATACACTGGTATTTCAGGGTCAACACTTCGTAAAGAAGACCGAAGAAAATTATAAATATCTTCGGTTGGATACTGAGGTAATTCATCGATTCCAATCCAAGTATATGATTGTCCTTGGTAACGTAAAACATCAGTTAAGTTCTCTGCGTATCCAAACTCTATTCTAGCACCTGAAGGAAATCTCCATTCTTTTTCTTGCTCTCTCCACTTTGCACCGGGATAAGCTTTAGGATAAAGATTAAGAGAGTGATTAATAATATCTCTTAATTCAGGCATCGTACGTCTGATAAACAAACCACGATGAGCAGGTTTATGACAATATCTTAATGGGTCAATTAATAACGCATAAGATTTTCCACCACCTCTTGCACCTCCATAAAATACTTCACGTTCAGGTGCAGCTAGAAACTCTGTTTGAGGTCCTTCGTTAGGTTCAAAGATAACCTCTCGTTCACCAATTACTTTTTGAATACTTGGTGTTGCTTCATCTATTTGAGATGTTTCTAATACTGTAGAAACTTTTCCCTCTAAAGCATTGTCTAAATTTTTTAGCTTTTCTTTTTTAGTCTTATACTTTTCTTGTTCAGCTTTATATTTTTCTCTAGCTTTCTCTAATTGTTTATAAGAGTTAGTTAAAGATTCTGTAGCAGACTTTTTTGCTTTCGCTACAGATTCTGAAATCTTTGGAGTAGCAACTTTTCTTTTTCGACCTTTGGCTTTAGGCTTTGGTGGTTCTACCACCCTCTCATTAGAATCTTGCGTAATCCCATGCCCGTCACTTTCCTGTCTGTTTTTCTCATCAACCATTCTGCAACTTCCTTATACGAGCAATTGTTTAAATATTTTTCTGCTTCTTTTAATGCGTCTAATTCTGATTCTACAGGAACAAGATACTCTGGGTCATTCTCATCGACCTTATATCCGAAAGGTATAACTCTTGCTCGTCTTTTACGTCTTTGATAATTATTCTGTTGTTCCTGCTGTTCCATTTTTAGGTGGTAAAATAAATATTCCTGTTGCTTGTTTGACGTTCATGTCAATACGTTCTTTTTTAGAGACACCTACTCTATCTAAAATCTGTTTAGCAGCTTCCATTCTAATATTAACGCCCGGTGTAGAGCCATCTTCATCTAAAGCATTAATCATTCCTAATGCTGCTTTAGGAGAATGAGCGGCTAATATTTCTTCTGCTCTATTAATAATCTCTTCTTTTAAATTCTTAACTAAATCGGGGTAGTATGACTCAGAATATCCTGCTATTTCAGCAGCCATTTTAGCATTTCCCCCTGCTTCCCCAAATAAAACAGTTAGAAATTTCTTTTGTTGGTCTGATAATTCTGATTTTCGAGGTTTGTCAATATTAAACATAGTTTTATTAACACCTATTTTCTATTATACATACGTATAAACTTTTTGTCATTAAAATTATACTCCTTTTTTATGTTTTTGAGATGCTGGAGGTCTTTTTGTGCTACCTCCCGGTCCAGCCCATAAACATTTATTAGCCCAATACGCAGGACTTATCTTCCCACGTGCAATATTCTTTGCATGACGTGCTTTAAAAGACTTTCTAGCCTCTGCAGAATAGTTATGACCCATGGAAGCATCGCCAAAACGAATTAATTTGGGTCTTCCATCGACTAAAATTCCTACT